ACGTGGAAAGGATTAACATTTTCCGTTCTAGTTGCAAATTTATTTTCTACGTATACTTTTTCACTATACTTGAGAGTAATTGTTTTTCCAGTCTTAACAACATTTGGGGATCCAAGATTAGATACAAAGTTATAATCTATAGTTGGGTTTGATGTGCTTGCAACACCAACAATAGCTTCAGAACCCAACAATAGATCAAGGGAAGTTGTATAATGTTGTGGTCTCAATATTCCATTTTCAGTATCAATACTACACCTATAGGCAGGATCCAATAGGTTTCCAGCTAAAGCACTCTTAAAGTTATCGACAAAGAATCCACTCTTGAACTTATCTAAACCTGTTGTAGAATCTTTTATTGTAAGCGACTTAGTTTCATTTTCCAACAAGGACAATGAAGTATAGTATTCAACATTCTTCAATCTTTCCTCAATACGTTGAATATCTTTCATTCTGTATCTCTTATGTGATACAGAATTTACATCAATATTTTTAATATCATAAACATATGGTGGATATTTGATAGTTGCTATTTCAATAGCATTATCAAGAGTATTTGGAGATTTGGGATATAGTGAAGGAACTCCGTTAATAATCTCAAACTTGCCATCTTTTGTTAAGAACAATCTGTCAATTCTTCCAACAAAATACTTATATGAAATGTTGGAGTTTTTATCTTTTGCAAATAAGTGTGGTGATGAATTTGTATTAGATTCAAAAGTTCTGGATTGAAACTCAAATGGAGAAGTGGTTAATGATGTATCATATTCCAAAACTCTTGGTCTAACGTCTATAATATCGCTAGAAGATATAGAATCTACAAATGGCAAATCATTTTTATATCTAGAAACCTCATATGAATTTACACTTACAAAATCTCCATCATCATTAGCTTCCAGCGTGTAGTGACTATAAACAATCTTTAGTTTTTTAGTAGGAGAAGGATTTTCGTCCTTTCTGAAGATAAAGGAGAAATCTGCATAATCTGGTTTTTGTCCAGGTTCTAAAATATAGTCATCTATGATATTTCTATCACCCTCTAAGAACGAACCAATAATTGCAGATATTCCAGACTCTTCAAAAGTTACTCTTTCCCCAATAATATATGAATTTTCATTAGCATAAACAAATTCTATCTGGTTAGTTCCATTAGTAGTTACAAAATAACCAACAGTTTTACTATCTTCTCCCAATATCCTTTCGCCATTCAAGGCATTAGTTACATTACCAGTTATATTATTAAGAACAAGTTTTGGAAGATCTGGTTCATTTGAATCATTTGATTCATAAATTCCAAGAACAGTCTGAACATCTGGGACATTTAGAGAAATTTGTTTATCTTGAACCCTTGTTCCATAAACACTACTATAAGTCAATCCATCAGATATACTGGTAGTACCAACCCCAGAAGAAGTTGTTGCAGATCTATCAATAATAAGTGTTGAACATCTATTATAAACTTTCTTCCTAGACTTTACTTCTTCTTTTTTGAATGTAACTGTCAATATTGCTGAACCATTTTCACTAAGTCCACTTAATGAAACTGTATTTCCAGAAACAGAAACTTTCTGAGAATTTAAAGATTCAACAGTTCCTGTAGATGTATATGTTAGTGTATAATCTTCTTCATCAAAAGGTTCTAAAGAGAATAATGAATCTGATTCGAGAGTATTACTGAAAGCATTTGATGAAACAGTAATATTGTATGATCTTCTTATAACAATATCTGTTCCAGTAAAGTTAATACTAGATACATTTGGATATTGTAATGTGGAGTATAAGTATGCGGAAGTACTGTTTAAAATTTCAGCAGTTGCTTTATAAAAGTCTGTTACACTAATAGTTCCAGATGGAAGTGAACCAATAGAAACATTAGAAACTGAAGTTGTAGATTGAAGTGTTATAGAATTACCTGTTGTAGATACAGAATTAACTCTATTATAAGTTGGTAGAGTGTCTCCACTCTTAGAATAAACTACAATGTCTCCAGTTTTGATACCAACGAAAGTTTTGTTAGCACTTGTGACTGTACTTATTCCACCAGAACCGGCTGATATAGTATATGTTGCTCCAGAACTTGATATCTGAACCAACTTAGACAAAATTGGATCAGCGGTAAATGATACTCCATTAGTACCAACAATTTGGTGAACATCGGAAATATCATAGTCACGAAGTTCTTTAATTGTCCTGGTATTATCAATACCATTAATTTTTATAGCTTCATTTTTTGAGAAAGTTCCGGAAACCTGATACAATACAACTTGAGTATCATTAGTTATACTGGAAACCAAATATCCAGATGCTCCACTATTCTTTCCTTCAATAAATGCTGGTACACTAATAGAAGTTGCGGAACTTAGTTGTAGATAATTATATGTTTGAATATCATACAATGAGGCTTCAAACTTAGTTGATTCATTTTGATATTCTGCATTCTTTAATTTTAAATCGTATATTCTTGCAACTCCAATGGAAATGCCATTTGAAGATCCTGGAGTTGAGGTTCTGTTTGAATATAAGTTAACTATTGAAGTGCTTCCGAATCCAACTGGAGCAGATCCATAAACATTATTCAACTCTAACTGTTTACCTAGAGTAAATGGAACATTTTCATTATCTATAGACTCAGTTGTTCTTGGTTTTGAAATATCAATCGAAGTTGTATCAATAGTCTCTATCTCATATCCTCTGACATATGCTTTTCCAGGGGATATTTGTAAAGTCAATAGATCCTCTGAAGGTACATTATTGCTTTTTGTTATTTGATTTTTAAGATATATGCCATTATTTCCAGTTCCATCATTCAAACACTCTTTTGGTATGACTTTAAATGGAGTTACATAGTAGTCGCCAGACTCATCATAGGTTCTTCTAGCTAATTCATCTCTTATTAGATTATAACTACTTTCTTTTACAAACTTTTCTACAACACCATCTTGAATTCTAATTAATTCAATAAAATTTTCATCATTAAAATCATCTAAACTCTTTTTGATAAGTGTGGCAGATATTTTAAGTCTATCTGCACCAGGAGCTGCGAAATTTGAAAATCCTCTTGCATTATCATACAAATCCGAATTTGTCTGAGAAGCAACTTCAATAGTTTCTTCAATGAAAAGACCAACTCTATTTGAAGGAGTTGTTCCATATTGATCTAGGATGATTGTTTGAGAAGGAACTTCTACAAAGAATCCCCTAATGAAAAATACACCTGTTTCTATTTTTGCAGCTGATCCAGAACCAGTTGCGTCTGAAATTATACAAGTTGCAAAGGTAGAATTTTCCCTAATAGTCGATAAACCATAATCCAAATCATCAAGTAGTACTAAATTTTCTCCATCAGAAAATTCTGTACTTGTGAAATCAGTGTCGCTTGAACTCTGATATTTTACATATAAAGTATAATTGCCATTTTCAGAATCAACGTCTGTAATATAATTTTCAACTAAAGCTGTTAGGCCACTACTTTCGCCTTTAATATATTTTCCAACTAACCGTGAGAGATACAGGGATACTGGAATTCCTAGGTGGTTTGCATCTATCTGAACATAGAAATAGTCAGTATCGTAAGCGGACTGTCCTGGTATTACTACAGAACCTTCTTTAAAAAAGTGTTTACCAAACTTTTCTACTTGGTCCTGTAATATTGATTGCAGGGTTGTTAATTCTCTAGCCTGAATTGGAATTCCTGGCTTAAACAGCACTCTATGATAATTTTTTGTTGAGTCAAAATCGTCAAAATATGGTGATGCATTTAGATTAGTGTTTTGTGCCATTTTGATTTAGAACTCCAGTACAACTTTGATATCTTCTTTTTGGCTAGCTGATCTAGGAATCGGTGCCCTGTTATCTATGTAGATGATTTCACCAGATTTCTTATTGAATTCTGCAGATCCAATTCCGGATACGAAATCAATGCCCAACTGGTATATCTTATTATTTATTGTGGTGGTTATACCATTAAAATTAGTATCAATTGATAGGGCTGGTCCAACAATAGATGAACATTCAATGGTCGTACCATAACCAACATCTGGTTGGGAAGTAAACTTCAAAAGTTTGAATCCAGTTTCACTAGAAGCCAATCCAGTTGGTTGATAGTACTTAAGGACTCCAGTAATGTTATCCCAAGAAGCTACATATCCAATAGCAGTAGAACCCAGTCCGACAGTTTGTTTGATAATAGAGTCAACACCATATGTCGTATTAGTAGTAACCCCACTCAATTTTACAGCTTGCAATCCACTAGCAAGAGATAAATCTAGAACCTGTGTAGTGCTACTTGGAACCGTTGGATTTTTAATAACCCCAACTCTTGCAAAATCATTTCCAAGTATTACGTCTGGGTTTGTTTCCAAAGTTTCGAATCTGGAATACAAAAGAACTCTGTAGACTCCCAACTCTCTATAAACATCATATCCATGACCGCCCTTCGGTGGAATAATAACGTTGAAAGACGCTCTAGAAGTAGTTCCGACTCCAGTATTGGTTAGAGCGTTAATTGGACCGCCAGACTCCGATCCTGGTGCTCCTGGATAGAGTTCAACTGTTCCATATGTATACCCAGATCCACCTTCTGTAACGATAATTTCAGAAACTTTTCCAAAAGAATCTATAGTTACTGTCGCCTTTCCTCCAGAACCATCACCTAAAATAGGTACATTAGAGAATGATGTAGAAATTGGTTGATAATTTGTTCCTCTATCATTAATAAGTACGATTTCAATCTTACCATCGATTGCATTGTTTTTAGTAGATATACTTTCTCCAGTCATACCCCAATTTTCCGGCACTGGAATATATTCAATAGAATCAAATTTTACAATTTCGGAAGGTTTGATAGTATAAAGATATTTCCAAATATATCCGTCTCCAGAAGTACCCGCAGCTCTTGGTTCTAAGTCAACAAATGTTGGTTGATCATATGATGGTCTTCCCTTTGGATTTTCTGGATCAGTTCCATTTTGAAGACACACATAAACTCTAAAGTCTTCATTTACTATGTAATAATCTGATTCGTATAAAGATGTAGAGTTGGAAACTGGAGTTGGATTATAAACATTATAATCATGCCTGTACATCTCGTAGGTATTTCCAGCAACCCACTGCACTTTTCTAACAAGTCTTCTCACATCCTGAGATGTGATCTGTTTCATCGCAATTATACTTTCCTTTATTTGATTTTCTTCCCTAAAACCATCTAAAGGAGCAGGAGTATTTGTGTTCCAAGTACTAGTTCCACCAGCACGAACATCGAGACTATTGGGAAGTCCGATAAAAGTATAGTATTTGTCACTGGTGTTTGCTACACCAGTGATATTTTTCACAAAACTCTCAGCGTTCAATATTCTAAATTGATCTGATATAATTGCAGGCATTTTAGTTAAAACTTTTTAGTTATTTATTTAAGAATTAGAGTCCTCTAGTTCTGAAGACTTGTGGATTTGTTGAAATTCCAGATAAACCATTGTCATTGTAAACTTCAAAGGATTTTGGATTGTCCAAAAGTCTGTTCTGATAATCAAAAATCTTACCCCAACTATATCTACCATAGAATCCATTTGTATTTACACCAGTGTAGCTTTCGCCTCTAGCATAAACTTCAACATAATTTCCAAATAGACCTTCAATAGGTGCAAAGTGACAAGTAACGGTTACTATACCCAAACTTTGTTGAGTAACATCTTCAACAATGTAAACACCATCCAAGAATGAAACTGCTGTTCCAACTTTGGACGCAGGGTAATTAGACATTCCACCTAAAGTCGTTGTAATTCCAACTAAAGGTTGTCCTATTTCAACATTACTGTCACTAATAACAAAATAATCACCTTTATTTAATTGACTGTAAGTTACACCCAATTGATTCAGAGAAGAATATCCAATTCCGAGAGTACTATTATCATAGGTCTCGGACTTAAGAACAAAATCAATTTTTGGTGATGTAGTTCCAATTCCAGGAGTTCCTGCAACGAAAGTGTTTACGCCAATAATTGTTCCAAAGTCACCAACCACTTTAATAGAAACAACCCTTTCGGTTTTACTCTTATCTTGTTCTATAATCACTGGAGGTGGACTGGATTGTAAATAACCAAATCCTCCATTGGTAATTTCTATAGAAGTTACTATTCCAGCTGTAACTGAAGCAGAAGCTGTAGCTCTGTTCAATGTTGGTTCAGAATATATTGCAGTTCCTGCAGAACCAACAGAAATAAATCTACCTTCAAGACCAAAGGATGGAACTGAGACAATATCTTTAAGTATGTTGGATTGATTAGTTTCTCTCAAAATCCAAGTGGATAGATCGAATGAATAATAAAGATTACCACTAGAATCTAAAGCAATGTAGAATCCATTATACTTTATTTCTACAAAGTCAACACTAACATTTGTAGATATTAATTCAAATGCTTTTGGAGTTATTGTTCTTATTACTGTTCCACCGTCTCCAACAGCTACAAAAACTCCATCGGAATATATTACATCATTCAAATTACTCAGAGTAGGTGTGGAAAGTCTTTCCCAAACAATTGCATCAAAAGATCTTAGTATAATTCCACCCTCACCAACTGCAATTATCTGTGAGTTGTTGGATGTCACACTGTTCATGTCACCAAGAACGCCAGAGAACTTACTTATAAATGCAGTGGTGCCAATACCAACACCAGTAAATATTGATCCACCGGCACCAACGGCAACCCAAGAGTCAACGTTATTTACATAGTGAACATCATTGAATACTCCCGTATAAGAAGTACCAACTTTTGCGACAACACCTGCACCAGAAAAAATAACTTCTTCTAGAAGTCCAATGTTTTCCCAGTTACCAATTGTAAGTCCATAACCTAAAGATCTGCTGACTACTGCGTAATCTCCTACAGCAACATATGAGTTTGTTCCTCCACAAGAAACTGCATTGAATCCAATTGTTCCTGCGTATCCAACTAATCCAGAATTCCAGTTTATACCATCACTAGTTATTGAATAAACCGAATTATTTCCAACAGAAACTACAGTATTTCCAACATCAATAGAATTCAATACGTAAGAAGTTGGAATTCCAACAGTAGGTCTCCAATCGTTTATAGGATCTTTTGTTGATATCGCTGCAAGAGAGATGCTAACTTCAGGAGAACTTGTATATGCATAACCAGATCCAGAATCAGATAGTACTACAGATACAATTGTAGAAGCAGAAGAAACTACGCAAGTTCCAATTGCTGGAGAAGTTACTCTTGTCTCATTGATGAGAATATCTCTAAGATCTTCTCTTAAGAAATCAATGTCCGTAAATATTGGATATGCATTATCAACATAGATTGAAGTATCAGACTCCCCAATAGGTTTTATAACAGTTGCATTTGGTCTTATTATGCTCCTCAAACTTGGTCTTGCTTTTGAGTATAAGGCTCCACTTATAACTCTATCTTTTCTCTGTTTTCTCCATGTCAATGGTCTCAAATTAGTAACATCTGGATCAATTCCAAAACTGTTGTACGTAAATGTGTCAAATTGATCTGAGGATACTAATTTTTTAACTACCCTTTCGAATTGATTGGTGTCGAGATTTCTAAATGGATTTTCATTAATTGTAATAAAATCACCCTCTTTAATTGTTTTTGGTGGAGAAACTTGTTCAACATCCAAGGAAGAACCTCTATAATAATAAATTGAACAGGTAGAATTTGCTTTTGGTGGTTCTGTGAATGAAATTCTTGAACCAGAGTAAGTATACGCATTACCAGGAATTTGCAATACGTCGTTGATGTACACAAATATATTATTTGTAATATCTAAATCAGATCCTTTTGGAGTCTTAAGGCTGATTATTTCTTTTACTCCACTAGTAGTAACACTTAAAGTAAACTTCCTTCTAAAACCATTAAAATTAGAAGCTATATCATCGAATCTAATAAACTGACCAGGATAGAAACCATTGAAAGTATCAGTTTGAACTTCTTCAACTGTAAATCTAAATTCCTCAAAAGCTGTTCCAATTCCGTTATTAATTAAAAGATCCTGTACTTTTAATATATCTCCAACTTTGTAGGCTGTTCCTGGTTTATCAATCTTAAATGATATTATACTAGAACCTTGACCGACAACAACAGAAACCTTTGCACCTTCACCCAAACCTGAGGAACCACCAGTGTACGCTACACCAAGATTGCTGTATCCAGTAGGAATGCCAATGACAACTTGAGGTAAAGAAGTTGTAGTATATCCAGTTCCAGGATTTGTGATCGTAAATCCTGTTATAGTTCCACCTGCACTAACACTGGCAGTAACACTTGCACCATATCCAATAGTTGATGCAATACTTACGGAAGGTTCACCTCTGTAACCAGATCCTATTCCAGTCAGAATTATTGAAGATATTGTTCCAGCTGCAGAAACTACTGCTGAAGCAGCAGCGCCAATAAACGGTACGTAACCAAATCCACTATTTTGAGATACTTTAGAGATTCTTCCAGCACTTGGAGTCCCTGTCAAGAATCTTAGAACATTTTCACTAGAACCATCAACTGTATAATCGACACTAGATTCTTGGACAACATTGTTTATCATGATAATTGGATTATTGTTTATGTTAGATCCAAAATTAACATCATTAAACAAAGCCGTTGTGGTAGAACCATTTGATTTTACCGTAAATTCAGTTGCACCAAGTCCAGTAAATGATAGAGATATATCATCAAATAGTATATTCTTGTCTTCTGGATTGGTCGATTCATCAAATTTTCTTGAAAATACTCTTCCACCAAAGATAGATCCAGTCTCAAGTCCAACTGGACCAATTTTTCCGTACGGCGGTGTAGTGAAGTAAACGGTGTCACCAACAACGTTGTAGTCGCCACTCTTAACTGTTGCTGCAGCTCCGATAGTGTGTATACCACTTTGAGTTCCAAGGAATCCTCTTTCCACACCAACTAGATTTGCACCATAAACCTCAATATTTTTGATTTGCATAAATTCATCATTAATATTAATAATATCATATGGTGATAGTGAAGATATTCCAGAAGATATGTTTATGATATTTGTAGTTGCAGTAGAAACTGAAGATCCAAGACTTACTGAAAGAGA